ATTTGTTGAGATGCCTAATCAATCAGCTATTCCATCCCCTCTTGCATCAGGAGAAGGCACAATTTATTGCAAATCTTCTGGCATCTCACAATTATTTTTTACATCAGGAATAAGTGGGAATGAATATCAATTAACCCGGGCAAATAATGCGAGTTTTACAGAATTTGCAACTAATACAGCTCATGCTGCAAATCAAACTGGAGGATGGACATTTCTTCCTGGAGGGATGCTGCTTCAATATGGACTAAAATCTCCACCTGGCTCTTCTGGTACGATTGATTTTCCTGTTTCTTTTACAAATATTCCATATTCAATAAATGTTTCTCTATATAGATCTTCTGGGGATCATAGCGTGCTTGTAGACAGTGGTACTGCTCCAACTACAACACAATTCAAATATATATGTGATTCAGCAGGAAGTAGTGGCGTTTTTTGGATGGCAATAGGAGTGTAATGCAACCACTACAACCTGTTTATATTGCCGGATCCTCTATAGGTCTTGTCACAGATCGTAAACCTTTTTTGCTTCCAGATCAGGCATTTTCTCAATTAAACAATGCTTATGTATGGCGAGAACGAGTAAAGAAAAGAGAGGGACTTGAGCTTCTTGGCAGACTTCGTAGGTTATATACCAATGCTTCTATAGGGAATACTGGTGCTAGTCCTTGGACATTCAATATTTATGCGACTCTGGTTCCTCCTATAGTTCCTGAAGCAAATGCTGAAATAGAACCTGGAAATGTCACAATCACGATCGCTGGACCTATAGTTTTTTCAGATTCCGTCAAATCTGGGGCTATCACAGCGGCGACGCAAGCAAATCCATGTCAAATCACAAGCGCAAACCATAGACTAACTACTGGTGATGAAATCACTATTGCCGCCGTAGGAGGAATGACTGAACTGAATGGAAATTCATATGTCATTACAGTTGTAGATGCAAATAACTTTACTTTAGATGGTATAGATTCTACCAATTTCACAGCCTATACAGCAGGGGGAACTTGGAGCGCGTCTAATGCTCAAGGAAATGGATACCTAGTCAGTCCAACAGCTGGAAATAGCGGTGTAATAAATTATTTGACAGGTACTGTCACACTTATTCATACCGCTGGAGCAGGAGTTGCAACGACGATCACCTTCGGATATTTCCCAAGTCTTCCTGTAATGGGGATCTGGCAACGGGAGATTCCTGGTTTAAACCAAGAAGACACAATATTTTTTGACACTAAATATGCCTACATTAATCCCGGAACAGGATTTCAAGAATGGATCGCGGGAACGACTTGGTCAGGTGGCGATGCTGACTTTTTCTGGGCTACAAACTATCGAGGCTCGGCTGATAATGACAGGTTGTTTTTTGTAACCAACTTTGTGTCTAATGCTGGCAATCCAATGAGGTATGCTAACCCCGCTGGTACGACTTGGACAACTTTTGCTCCATTAATTACAGCGACAAACACGTTATTTCAAGCAAGAATTTTAATTCCATATTTTGGAAGGCTTCTAGCACTAAACACCTATGAAGGCACAACAGCTGGAGGAGCAGGAGCAGCTACAAACTTCTTTAATAGATGTCGTTTTTCTCAAATTGGAAGCCCTATTGCTGTAGATGCGTGGCGATCTGATCTTTTTGGAAAAGGCGGATTTATTGACGCTCCAACAAACGAGGCTATCGTTTCGGCAACTTTCTTTAAGAATACTCTTATAGTAGGTTTTGAGACTTCTACTTGGCAATTAAGATATGTAGGTGAATATGGACTTCCTTTTCTATGGGAACGAATTTCAAGTGACTTCGGCACTGAATCTACTTTTTCTCCAATTCTTTTTGACCAGGGTGTGGCTTCTGTGGGCGATAGGGCGATTACTTCGGCGACCGCAAACAACGTACAGAGAATAGATGAGCAGATTCCAGATACAGTTTTTTCTTTTAGGAATGAAGATAATGGTTTAGAGAGGGTCATTGGAGTTAGAGATTTCAGAAGAGAATTGGCTTATTGGTGCTATTCTCAAGCTGACTCAGGAAAGAAATTCCCAACCAATACGCTCCTTTACAATTACAGGAATAATACCTTTGCTAATTTTAGAAACAACGTCACTTTCTTTGGTATTTTCCAACCTCAAACAAATGTGACATGGGACAGTTTAGTTGTCACTTGGGATAGTGACGTAACATGGGATGATGTAGAAGATGAAGCAGGATTTGAACGAATCGTCGTGGGAAATCAACAAGGTTATGTGCATTACTATGGCTATACCACCTTTGATGATCCTTCTCTATCTATATCTGCGGTAGACCTAACAACAAGTCCTAATAGATTGAAAATAGTAAATCATAACTTGATTGAGGGAGATATCATATACCTTACAGACTTAGCCTATGATGCACCTCCTACAAACACTTTAAATAATCAATTTTTTTATGTGATTGATGACGATGACGTAGACCATATTCATATAGCTTATTGGGATGGCTTTGCTTATGTAGACACTCCAATTCAGGCAGCGCCACCTAATTATATCGGAGCTGGGCAAGCAGCGCTTATTCCTAGGCTTTCTGTGGTCACAAAAGACTTCAATCCTATACAGGATGCCATTAAGCAATTTAAGCTGTCATACATCGACTTTCTAATGGATAACAACGAAAACTCAATGAGTGTCAGCTTATATGTGAATTCTTCTTTGAATCAACAAGCCAATATCATTACTGGAAATCAGACAGTCAATACGACTGCCACAGCCCCTTATCAGGACTCATCATCTGAATATGTATGGCAACGATTCTTCGCTACAACTGTAGGGCAATTTTGCCGAATAGAAGTAACTTATGATGATACTTTAATGAATACTTTGGCCACCCATGAAAATGAATGGGTTATGAACGCTATATGCCTATGGATTAGACCTGGAGGCAAGAATGTCATACAGTAGCGATCAGCCATTACTTTCTAACCAGCTTCCAGTCTCAATCGACTTTCCAGCTCCTGAATCTCCTGAATTCCTAAACATGCTTTCGATTATTTATAAGCGCACTGTAGCTAGTATGAACCTGAAAGAAGGCTCGCTATATCCTCTGCAAGAAACGGCTAGCTTTATTCAGTATTTTAGATATTCAGATCCTGCGACATTTACACCAGATCCAAACAACTTCAGAAGTGGTTATAGGACTACATTTGATCTTGTAGCACTTAATGGTGGGGTAGCTATCCCTGTAGGAAATACAGTACTTGCTTTAACAGCGACAACAACGCCTCCACTAATTAATGGAATACTTATCCCTACAAGAGGTTATGGAGCTGCAACCATAGCAGGACCAATATATGTATTTTTTGGAACAGATTTCTTTGTTAGATTCAATAACACAGTACCTGGAGCGCAAACATTGAGAGTCACTAATAATGCTGGAGCAGCTTTAACGCAGGCTTATTTTGTGATGGAATATTTAAAGACGTGAGGTTCATATGGGTTTCGCAGCACTACTACCAGCTTTGATAAGCGCCGGGGGATTGATTGGGTCATCGCTTATTTCTAGAGGAGGGAATAAATCAAAACTAACTCAAAGAACTACACAAACTCCTGGACAAAGTAGATTATCAGACTTTCTTACCGATCAATCTCAACAAACAGCTGGGCCAGCATTTGATTTGCTTCGTCAATATCTTAATCCTTCTTCTGAAGCAACTTCTGCCTTTGCTGAGCCATACATCCGTCAATTTAATGAACAGACAATCCCACAGCTGGCAGAAAGATTTGCTGGAGCTGGAGCTACTGGTGGAGCTTTGAGCTCAAGTGCTTTTGGTCAATCATTAGGCGCAGCTGGAGGAAAACTTCAAACTGATTTAGCTGCTTTAAAGGGAGGTCTTGGTCAGAAATCACTAGGCGACCTTTTAAGCCTTATGATGAATCTAACAGGCCAAAAAAACTTTGGATATTCCCAACAGCCTGCACAAACAGGATTTGCAGAATCTCTTTTTGGAAATTATGCGCAAGGACTTGGACAGTCTGGATATAATCCACTCTCATCAATTGCAGATTTATTTTCCGGAAAAGCTCCTCCTACACAAGCAATTGGATCAATGACAAGACCTCAAGGACAATCTCCAGTTTATCCGGGGGGAAGCGTTGGCGTGCCTTGGAATCCATCTCAAAACATGAGAGGATTTTAATATGTCATTTTTTGTAACAGAAACTCCTAAAAGGTCTAATTATCTTGCCGAAACTCTTGCTCCTGCGCTAGGGCAAAGCTTAGGGAAAATGACAACAAGTTATTTCGCTAATAAAGAGCTGGAAAAAATAATTTCAGACAAGGAACTACAAGGTAAACCTCTTTCCGAGCGCATGGAAGCATTAATGCGTCTAGATAAGTTCGGTCCTGTTGGGCAAGAGATCGTTCAGCGAAGACTTGCACTTGAACAGCAAAGAGCGCAGGAACAAGAACAAAAGAGAACTACACTTGAATCTAGAAGAGCTGCACAACAGGCAGGTTATACATATGGCGCTCCTGCTCAAGTGCAAGCACAGCAAGTAAAAGATAAAGCCAAACAGGCTAGATTAGCTCCATATGGACTTGCAGGAGAGCACCCTAACACGACAGCTCCTTCAACAGTTTCACCTTCGATTCCAAATGCTAAACAAGAAATC